TATGGCGTATTATCCTGTCAACGCAAATTCCTACAACCTGACAGGGGTTTTCTGATGAAGCTATTTGACGGGTTGGTGAACCTTGTTTCCGGCATGGGGACAACGCGCGACAAGGCGGCGCAGGCTCAATACTCAATCCCGGTGATGGACGATTACCAAATCCTCGCCGCCTATAAGTCGTCAGCCCTGATCCGGCGCGCGGTTGATTTGCCAGCCGAGGATGCTGCCCGAGAATGGCGCGAATGGCAGGCAGAAGCTGATCAGATCACGGCTATTGAGGCCGAGGAAACGCGCCTTGGGTTGCAGGGCAAGGTGATGGAAGCCATGCGCCTAGCGCGCCTGTTTGGCGGATCTGCGCTGTTGATCGGCAACGGCGATCTTGACCCTGCATTGCCGCTTGACCCTTCCGCAATCCGCGCGGGCGGGCTTCGGTATGTCACTGTCCTGAATACGCTTGATCTTGCCGCCGGGGAGATTGAGCAAGACCCGACCCGCGAAAGCTACGGCAAGCCGAAATATTGGACCATGAGGGGCGGAATGCGCATCCATCCGTCGCGGCTGGCTGTGTTTTCTGGGATGCAGCCCCTATCGGCTTATGGGCTAGATCAGCATCCAGGCTGGGGCGATAGCGTCTTGCTTGGGATGCTGCAAACCATGACGCGGGTTGACGAGGGCGCGAACAACGTATCTGCGCTGGTGTATGAAGCCAAGGTTGACGTGTTCAAAATCCCAGGCTTGATGCAGAACCTTGCCAGCCGTGGAAACGACTACAGCAACGAGATCATCAAGCGCCTGACCTTAGCGGCGACGGGCAAGGGCATCAGCGGCGCGCTTGTGATGGATGCCGAGGAACAATACGAGCAGAAGTCGGCTTCATTTAGCAGTCTGCCCGATGTTATGGACAGGTTCGCGCAGCTTGCCAGTTCTGCGGCTGGCATCCCCATGACGCTGCTTTTTGGCATGTCGCCGGGTGGATTGAACGCTTCTGGCGATGCTGACATTCGGGGCTATTACGACCGCGTGAAGGTGATCCAGACGCTGCACATGACGCCCGCCATGCGTGTTCTGGACGAATGCCTTGTGCGGTCTGCGCTTGGCGATTACCCCGATGGCATCCACTACAACTGGCGCAGCTTGTGGCAGCCGACCGCCAAGGATCGGGCAGAAGTTGGCGACCGCATGATGCAGGCGCTAGAGCGGCTCAACAACATGGGCGTTGTTCCAATGGAGGCAATCGGCAAGGCGGCTGTGAATGGGCTGACCGAAAGCGGATCGTTTCCGGGCCTAGAGGCGGCTGTGGTGGAGTTTTATGAGGCAGGGCCTGCGCGAGAGGAATGATTGCCCCGCGAAATGTTATGTGATAACGTAACGCGCAAAGGGGCAGATCATGCACAAGTTTGTTGACCGCGCATCTATGGGCAAGCCCCGCAAGACGGCTGACGGCTATCTTGTGGGTGAAGTCCGTTGCGCGCGGACGGGGTGCCAGCAATACCGCGCATCTGAGTTGGGCTTGATGGGTGACGCGATCGTGACCGTGTATCGCCCCGGAAGCGCGGTATTCTCGCGTGACAGCTTCGCCACCTATGCCGGAAAGCCCGTCACCATCAACCATCCGCCCGAAATGGTAACTGCCGACAATTGGAAAAGATACGCGGTTGGCGATATTGGGACGGACATTGTGCGAGACGGGGAGTTTGTTTCGGTCCCTTACAAGATCATGGATGCCGCAGCGATTGCCGCCATCAGCAACGGGACGCGCGAAGTGTCGATGGGCTACACCACGCCGCTAGACGTGGTGGACGGTGTTGCCCCTGACGGCACTCCATACCAAGCGGTGCAGACCGGGCCAATCGTTATCAATCACCTCGCCATCGTGCCGCAAGCGCGCGGCGGGTCAGACCTTCGCATCGGCGACGCTGCGGATAACTGGGGCGCAAGCCCTATCACCATTGCAGACAACAAAGGAGGCGACATGCCTGATAATCTGCGCAAGATCATGGTGGACGGCTTGCAGGTCGAAGTGACCGATGCCGCCGCCGTTGCCATTCAAAAGCTGCAAGCCACCATTTCCGACATGGATATGAAGGCCAAGGCCGCCAAGGAAAAGGCCGACGAGGAGATGGCCGCGAAGGAAAAAGAGCTTGCCGCCAAGGACGCAAAGATTGCCGACCTTGAAAAGGGCAAGCTGACCGATGCTGACCTTGACGCCCGCGTTGCCGCCCGTGCTGACTTGATCGGCAAGGCCAAGGCAATCGCAAAGGACGTTGCCACGGCTGGCCTGTCCGATGCCGCAATCCGCAAGGCCGTTGTCGCGGCCAAGCTGGGCGATGCTGCTATTGCTGGCAAGGCGGAGGCCTACATCGACGCGCGGTTTGACATCCTTGCGGAAAGCGTCAAGGACGCTGACCCGCTTGCAACCGCAAAAGACGCTGCCCCCGCAAAGGTGGTCGCACTGGACGCAATCTATACCGAGCGCGACAAGGGTTTGTCGGATGCTTGGAAAGCAAAGAAGGGGGCTTGATCCATGCCAGTTCAGGATATTGTAGTCGGCGGCTATACCGGGCAAACCCGCTTGGGCTATCCCGGAATGATCGCTGAAAGCCAGATGATCAAGGACGTTGCGTCCAAGGCCGTGACCACGGCTGCGGTTGCGTTCGGTCTGGCCGTTGGTCGCGGCGCAACTGATGGGACTGTGCGCCTCGGGGGCACGGGATTTGAGGGCATCACTGTTGCGGACAAAACGCGCGCCGCTGACCAATACGCGGTTGGCGAAATGGCGGGCGTTCTGCGCAAGGGCACGATCTGGGTCACGGCATCCACCAACGTCGGCCCCGCTGACCCGGTAACGTTTACCGCTGCAACGGGCGTGATCGGTGCTGGCCTTGCTGCCACGATCACCGGGGCGAAGTTTGAAACCACGGCGACTGCGGGCAACCTTGTCCGCGTCTATCTGCCATAAGGAGGCGCGATAATGCCTGATTTTCTGGACAACCAATCCGCGCTGAACTTCGTTGTTTCGCAGCGGACCCATATCGAGGCGGAAGTGCTGCGAAAGCCCTACCCCGCCATTCGATATGCTGAGCTTGTGCCCGTTGACACTTCGGCCAACCCCTTTGCCCTGTCTGTGACGTTCTTCTCGCAAGACAGCGTGGGCCGCGCCAAGTTCGTCAATGGCAAGGGCGATGATATCCCGCTGGTGAACATCAAGGGCACCAAGTTCGAGCAGACCGTCAACATGGCTGGCGTGGGCTACTCGTTCTCGCTTGAGGAGATCGGCGCAGCGCAGATGATGGGCGCAAATCTGTCGTCTGATGGCGCTGACGCCGCCCGATTGGCCTATGAGCAGTTTGTGGATGAAGTCACATTTGCCGGTGACGCCACGCTGGGCATTGAAGGCTTCTACAACATGACGGGCATCACGTCCGCTGCCGCTGGGGCCACCTTTGCCGCATCGACGCCTGACGCAATCCTTGGCATCATCAACACCGCCCTGAACGCCATCCATTCCAGCACGCTTGGCGTTGAAATGGCAGATACGATCATCCTGCCGCTTGCAGAGTATGGCCGCCTGGCGTCCACCCGGCTTGGCGACACGAACGTGACCATCCTTGAGTTCATCAAGGCTGCAAACGTCTATACCAGCCAGACCGGGCAGCCGCTGACCGTTGTTGGCGACCGCCGCTTGACCACGCGCATGGTGGTTTACCGCCGCGACCCTGCCGTGTTGAAGCTGCACATGCCGATGCCGCTGCGCTTCATCGCGCCGCAGTTCGTCAACCTTGAGGTCAAGGTTCTGGGCATGTTCCGGTTTGCGCCCGTGTCGGTTCGCCGCCCTGGTGCTGTGCGCTATGTGACGGGGATTGCGGTCTGATGGCGCGCTATGACAACGCTTCGGGCGGGACGCTTGTTCTGCCCGATGGCACTGAGATTGCGCATGGCGAGAACGCCGACATTGACGCAGCCACGTTGAAAAATGCAGGCGTTGCGGAGTGGGTGAGCGAGGGGCGGCTTGTTCCAGTCAAGCCGGAACGGAAGGCCGACAAGGCCGAATAACAACGGGCGGGGCTGTAATGGCCCCGCTTTCACATTGGGGTGAGCCATGGCATTGATCATTGAAAACGGCACGGGTGTAGCGGGCGCGCAGTCGTTTGAGACGGCAGCGGAGTGCACGGCATTTGCGCTGGCCTTTTTTGGGTCAAGTCTGCCTGGCGGCACAGCCGAAAAAGAGGCCACGCTGTGGCGCACGTTCGTTTTCATGTCCGGGCTGCGCTGGAAGCCTGATGTGTGGCCCACGTTTGGCGGGACCATCCCTGATGCGGTGAAGCACGCGCAATCCGTCTTTGCCCGCGTCGAGCATATCAAGCCGGGCGCGCTTGCCCCGACTGTAACGCTTGGGCAGGCCAAGACGCTGACCAAAGTCGGCCAGATCGGATGGACGCCGTTGAAGTCCGACGTGACGGTCGAGGATTTAAAGCCTGTCGTTTCGCAGGCTTATGACTTTATTCGGGAATGGCTGGAATATGACCCGTCGCGCGATGGCACGTCCGGCATTACTGGCGTCATGGTGGTGTGATGGCTGAGGACTGGAATGCCATCGCCTCCGAAGTTGCCGCCGCGATTGGCGAGGTTGGATTTGAGGTCACGTTGCGCAAGGTGACGGTTGGACCCGCCACGCCTTGGGATGAGGCGGGCGTCACGACGACTGACACGGCTTTGCGGTGCATCGATGATCGGTATCGCGTCAGGGATGCGCAAGGCAATCTTTTGCAGCAATCCATGCGGACGCTGACTGTTGCTGTGGGGGCTGTCATGCCTGCCAAGGCGGACCGGGTGCTTGTGCGTGGCGCATGGCATGAGATTGCCGAGGTGCGGCCACTTGCGCCGGGCGGGGTGGATTTGCTCTATGATCTGGACTTGATGGGGGCGCGGTGACGTGCTAACGTGACTTTGCGGGCTAGACTGGCCGTCGAACGGTTGCACTCCACAACCTGCCCGCGTCATACATGGAGTGTCGCTTGGAGGGCGAGATATGCGTGAAAATAAACTTCAGACACCTGCGGAACACCGTGCGTTGCTTCTTGCCGCAATGGAGGCTCTTTGCGAAGGCAGGCTCAATGTCGCGCAGGCAAACGCTCTTGCAGGTCTGTCTGCTGAGGTTCACAAGAACCTAAAGCAAGAGTGGGACATGCGTGTTTACGCTGCTGAAAACCTTACGCTTGAACACGGAAAAGTCGTCAAGATGCTAGGGTGATCGGATGCAAAGACTTCATGAGAAAGAGTATGCTTTGGCAATGCGTGCTGGCAGGTTGGTTGCTTTGCGCATGTTTCGTGACGGCGTAATTTGTGTGACTTTTTCGACCAAACGCGCGCTTTCTTCGCGGTTCTTGTCGTATTTGCACCCATCGTCAAGAAAGTGCCTGATTGAAGAGTTTTCAAGGAGCCTTTCTTACGCTTTGTATCGCGCTGATGGCCGTATGGGAAAGGTTTCAATTGCTCATTCCGATAGTTCCGCATTGGTTCTTTTCAGGGACGAAAAGCATTCTAGAGATTTGGCAATCGCAAGAATGACTTTGTGGGATCATGCGACTTTCGGAATGAGGCATGAATACTAGCCCGCGCCGTGCCAATGTGCTAACGTATTAGGGCGGCTTCGGTCGCCCTTTTGCATGGTGAACAATGGCCCGCCCGACCCGCAATCAAGCGCAACGGATCAACGACCTAATCGCGCAGTTTTCCCCGCGTATCCGTGATGCTTTTATTGCGGCGATCCAATCGCAGGCCAGCGCTGTCAACATCACGGCACTGATACAGGCGCTAGAGGCTGGCGACGTGTTCGGCGCGGCAAGGCTGTTGGAGTTTCCGCAGGGGCTTTTGTTCCCGCTGCAAGAGGAAATCAGGGCCGCGATGATGGCGGGCGGTGCGCTGGCTGAATTGCCGCGCGTGGTGCAGGGCGTATTCGCGTTCAACGGCAGGCATCCAAGGGCTGAGGAGATAGTGCGGACGCTTGGGGCCGAACTGATACAAGGCATCCAAGAGGACACGCTAGAAGCCGTGCAGGGCGTCATTGCGCAAGGCATGGAGGAAAACCGGGGCTTCCGGTCAATCGCGCTGGATATCGTCGGCAGACGTGGGCCGAACGGGCAGCGTGAAGGCGGCATCTTGGGGTTGACGGTGCAGCAAACCGAAAACGTGATTAACGCCCGCGCTATCCTGTCCAACCCGGAGCGTTTGGCTGAGTATTTCAACGCAGACGGATCCCCGCGATACAAGCTGTCAGATCGGAGGTTTGACGGGCTGGTGCGCAAGGCTATCGCGGGCAAGGTGAAGCTGACCCAAGGCGATATTGACCGCATCATTGCGGCGCATAAGTCGAAGGCGCTGAAATACCGTGGCGACCAGATCGGCAAGGAGGAAACCCGTTCCGCCATCGCGCAAGGCCAGTATGAGGCGTATCAGCAGATGGCCGAAGACCCGCGCATTGATCGGGTCGAACTGACGTGGAGCCGTGGATTAAGCCGCGAGCCTCGCATATCGCATGTGCAGATGAACGGCGTAAAAGTTCGCTTGGGTGAGCGGTTTCGAGTGCCAGCGGATGGCACGTTGCCAGCGGTGGCGATGTTATATCCGCGTGATCCTGCTGCGCCTGCGGAACACACCTTGAATTGCCGATGCCTTGCGATTTACCGGGCAGTGCCCGCGATTAGGGATTGACGGGATGGCAGAGATTGCTCATATCACGGTTGAAATAAAGAAAGGCTTCTTGCTTTCTTACGGCGGGAATGCTGGGCGATTTATCGTCGCACTTTGCCTGCACCTTGGCGCGCCTGCGTCTTGGTTCTGGACGCTAAAGGTCAAGCCTCATGGGTAAATTCGCCGCCGATGTGAGCCAGCTTGTCAAGAAGACCGAGGACCGCCTGCGCTATGTGGCGCTGCAATCCATCCAAGACGTGATGGAGGCGGCGCAACAGCCGCAACTTGGCATCACGAAGGGCGCGACTAGCTTTGTTGAGGGCAAGATACCCGTGGCCGAGGGCGAGTTGCGTGGGAGCCTGAAAGCCGAGTTGCTAGGCGGGGCATCGGCGCTTGGCCCTGATAGCTATGCCGTGGTATTGTCGGGGTATGAGGTGGGTGACACGATGCGCTTCACATGGACTGCGCGTCATGCCTTGCCGATGGAGCTGGGGTTTACCGCCCGCAATGGTCGGCAGGTTCCGGGCCGCTTCTTTGTGACGCGCAATGCGGAGCGGTTTTCATCCTTTGTTGCGGCGCGGGTCGCGGAGGCAAACGCGCGATGAACGAACTAGCCATTTCCAACGCCCTACAGCAACGGCTTGTCGCGGCTAATATCGCAACTGTGGTATTTGAAAACCAAGACGCCAACCCTGCGCGACCATTCCTGTTCGTGCAGCATGTCCCGACAGAGCGCCTTGACGACACGTTGGCGGGCGGGCAGTTGATCAGCCGTGGCTTCATGTCCGTTACGGCGGTTACGACAGAGGGCGCTTTTGCATCGCAAGCCATGCGCCTGCTAGATCGGGTGTCTGCGCAGTTTCCCAAGGCGTTGCGCTTGCCGCTTGATGGTGGTGGCGTCCTGACCATTCCACAGCCCCCGCGCATATTGCCGGGGTTTCAGGACAAGGCGGATTATCGGCGCGTTGTGCAGGTCTTTTACGACGCCAGCTTTACGGGTGACGCGATTGTGCAGCCCATATTCCCCGGAGATGAATGGTAATGCAGTTTCGCCGCGTAAATGCCTTGCCAGCCGTTTTGGAACGCCAGACGGTGTATTTCGTCGCCACGGGCGATGCCGTGACGCAGTATGTCGTAGGGTTCGACGGCATCGCGCGGGAGATGGACGTTGACGCTGCCGCTGGTCCAGCGGGGCCGCAAGGCGATCCCGGCCCCCAAGGCCCGCAAGGTGAGCCGGGACCGCAAGGGCCAATTGGCCTGACAGGACCGCAGGGGCCGACAGGGCCAGCCGGGGCTAACGGCGCGCAAGGTGCGCAAGGCATACAGGGGTTGACCGGGGCCACGGGCGCTACAGGTGCGGCGGGGCCGAAGGGTGATACTGGCGACATTGGCCCCCAAGGTCCAGTAGGGGCTACAGGGGCGACAGGAGCTACAGGCCCGCAAGGCGTTGCGGGTGCAACTGGACCGCAGGGGCCAGCCGGACCAAAAGGCGACACGGGCGATACAGGGCCGCAAGGGCCATCTGGTCCGACTGGTGCAACTGGTGCCGCTGGTGCTACAGGTCCGGCGGGTGCCACGGGTCCAGCGGGTGCCAATGGGCAGGGCGTCCCTGTTGGCGGCACATCGGGTCAGGTGCTGGCCAAGGCATCGGCAACCGACTTTGATACGGCGTGGGTAGATCAGTCAGGCGGCGGCGGTGCATCTGACCCGGTAACGCTTGCGGCTGACACGCCAGACTTGCCAGCGGCTAACACGGTCACGGTCTTTAGACGGTCGGTTGCCAATCGCCAAATGCTCGCTTTTGTCGGACCATCTGGGCTTGATAGCGCATTGCAGCCGTTGCTTGCGCGGAACAAGGTTGGGCTGTGGGTTCCGCCGGGCAACGCTAACACCGTGCCGGGGGTTCTGGGCATGGCGGCGATGACCACAACGGGCTTCACGGCAACCGTGCGCAACGTGGCTGTGACAAACCTTTTCACGCGGCTTAGGCGGCTTGGGTATGTGACAGCAGCAACGGCTGGCACTGTCGGGCAATTCCGGCAGGGCAACGGGCAATACACGCTTGGGGATGGCACCCTTGGCGGGTTTTTCATGGTCGTGCGGTTTGGGATTTCAGACGCGGCACTCGTTGCAGGCGCGCGAATGGGGTTAGGCGTCAGTATCACGGGAACGCCAAGCAATGCCGAACCGTCAGCGCGCACAAACTGGATTGGCGTAGGACACGGCGCGGCGGATACCAATTTCAAGCTGTATTACGGCGGTTCGGCTGCCCAGACGCCTATCGACTTCGGCGCAAACTTTCCATGCACGACCGCCAACGTTGATGTGTATGAACTGGCGCTGTTTGCACCGCCTTCGTCGTCTGTGGTGCACTACGAATTTACACGGCTTAACACTGGCCATGTTGCGACGGGAACGCTGGCAGGGACGCCGGGAACGCAACTGCCATCGCTGACCACGCTGTTGTGCGCGCCGTGGGGCTTTCGCACGAACAACGCAACGGCGCTGGCTGTCGGGCTTGATGTGGCATCGGTTTATGTTGAGACAGACTTCTAGCGGGCGGTCTAGCGCGTCTTGATGTGATGTGATAACATAACGCGAAATCCAATCATGCCGGAAAGGGCGAGACATGAGCACTAACGATATTGGCACAACGCTTGCCATTGCGACCGGGCTTCCGGCGACGTTTGATGAGGCTGGCTATGAGGCGATGACCTGGGTCAACATCGCTGGCCTTGTGTCGATTGGCGAAGTTGGCGACGACCATGAAACAATTAGCGTCCCCGATCTGACCCTTGGCCGCATTCGGACGATCAAGGGCGCAGCGACAGGAACCACGATTGCCATTGCCTTGCGCGAGGTGTTGCTTGACGCGGGGCAGGCAGCGGCAGAGGTGGCGGCCAAGGCGGCTGGGGGCGAATATTCGTTCCGCGTTGGGGAGCCTGCCGGGAAAGAGCAGTATTTCAGCGGCGTGTGTATGTCATGGAAGCGCACTGAGCGCAGCACGGGCAGCTATGCCGGGTTTACGTTCAGCGTTACCACGAACTACCCAACGGTTACTGGCACCTAAGAAGGCCAGTCGGGGGCGCGGTTTGATGGCTCGACTGCGCCCCCACCCACATAGAGCCATAGGAGCCACACATGGATATCTCTAAACTCAATCGCCGCGACATGGCCGAAGTCGCGCAATTCTTGCACTTCAAAGACCCCGAGACGGGCAAGCCGATGATGGATGGCGACACCAAGATCGGGGCAATGGTAAAGGGCTTTCACGCGCGTTCTGTGCAGGCTGTGGCGGCGGAACAGGCAAAGGCGGCTTTGGTGACGGACACGTCAACACGCAAGGCTCTGGAGGACTTCCAGCAAGACTTGGTGCAGTCGGCGGTGATGCTGACAACGGAAATCACGGGTGTGACGATTGACGGCCAGCCGATCACGCACAAGGACTTTGCGCGCTTCTATGACTGCACCTTCTTTGACCTTGACGTTCACATGGGCCGCAAGACTAAGAAGCCAGGATCGTTCGCGCAGCAGGTCACGGCTTTTGCGTCCGAGGCGTCACGTTTTTTGACCGACGCCTGAGTGATCTAGTCATTCAGGCTGCGCAATGGGGATACCTGCACACGGTCCCCGAAGGCTACAAAAAAACCCGGCAAGAAATGCTTGGATCGGCTAAGGGCATCGACCGCGAGATCCCCGGCCAATACTTGATGCAGGCGCTTTGGGACGTTGGGCCGTGCAATAGCGATGGCGGGCCTATTAGTTGGCAAGAGTTGGCGGCTTATGCTAGTATCAGCGAGAGCCTTTCTGAGCCTTGGGAATTGCGCGCGGTCATGAGAATGTCAAAAGCCTATGTGACCGAAAAGCAGACGGGCAAAGACCCGTTGCGCATTCCGCCTGTGGATCGTGGGGGCGATGATGGTTGAGGTTGCAACGCTTGAACTAAGCGCCCGCACGGATGGGCTACTAAAGGCGGAGCAGGCGCTTGACCGCGTGTCGGCTGCGGCTGTTCGGACGGATGCGGCGGCGGATCGTGCTGGGGTTTCAGCCGAGCAAATGGGCCAGCGAATGCGGCGGGCTGGCATCCAGGGCGGCACCGGCTTTCAGAACCTTGGCTTTCAGGTTCAGGATTTCGCGGTGCAGGTTGGCGCTGGCACAAGCGCGACACAGGCGCTTGCGCAACAGTTGCCGCAGTTGCTTTCCGGGTTTGGCTTGCTAGGCATTGCGCTTGGCACGGCGTCGGCTGTGCTTATCCCGATTGCGGGGTATTTCCTGAGCAACCGCGATGCCGCGCTGTCCTTTGCCGATGCGCTGGACAACGTGCGATCTGCATCTGACGAACTGGCAGGCTCGCTGGACATTGCCAATGCGCCATTGACGCAGCTTGTTGAAGAATTTGGCGTCGGCGCGGTGCGGGTGCGGGAAATGTCAGCCGCGCTTGCTGAATTGCAGATGCTTGAGGCGATTGACGCTCTGGACGCTGCAACTTCTAAGGTAGGCGAGGGATTGGAGGATTTGCGCGGCTATACCGATGGCCTGACTGAACTCTATGCAGAAATGGCGCAGGGCGGGTCGCGGGCGGCGGCTGACATTGAGTTGCAGCAGCAGCGCATTCAGGACGCGTATGGCGTCAGCGCGGCAGAGGCATTCAGGATCATTGAGGCAATGGATGCGCTTGAACGTGCAACCGGGCCACAAGAGCAAGCCATTGCCGCGCGTGGGCTAGCTGACGCGCTGATGGGCGCGCGCAATGAGGCTGGTCAGATACCGCCCCAACTTC